GGATTTGTGGGCTCGTGTTTCCACCCTTTGACTACACCATTGCAAAACAAACTTATACGTTGCTCATTAGATAGAGCCCAAAATTTGCTACTGGGTATAGAAAACTGGTTTTCACACAGATCATCCTCAACGGTACCAAGAGCACGCAAGATGCACCCAAGGTTTGTATACGGTCTCCACTCCTTCCCGTTGTGAAAAGGTGACCGTTTCAGGAATTGAACGTGATGAAAATTGAACACTCCCTCATCATGGCAACTATCTATAGTTACTGCGTGTCCAACCATCCTAGCTCCCTTAACTGCGCAAGCTTCAATTACCTCATCGGTTAAGATTTGGTAACCAGCTTCGCTACACAGCAAACGGAAGAATGACAATACGATTAATGTTGATCCCAAATGATTCAATAATGTGGTTAACACACTACCTGAACCCTCGAATGGACCTGCAAACTGTGCGACCAAAAAACTCTCAACATCCTCGGGGCTAACAATTGTTAATGGCAACATACATTGCCGTATCAAATTAGCTCCTCTGATCTCGTGAAAATTGGACATGCAACCATATGCAGCCAAAAACCCAGGTAAATCCTGGGAGGAATCATTAGAAGAAATATCTAAATTAAAACAAAAACTTTTCCCTGCCATTCGTCCAGCTATAACCATGTCATCAGAATAAATTGCTGCATACATATAATCATCAGTCGACATGGCCTTATCCAAATCATCAAATATCTCATTTAATGAAGTTGGTTTAGGTTTTGCCATGATGTTTAATAATAATGTATATTTGCCATGAGTGAATATGTGCTTACCATCTATACCTACTTTACAAAATTCAGGTAATTCATTGGCATACACACAACCTTCATCATATGAAACAAAACACCTGGGTGCCTTGCCATATTTGGCCAATTCACGCTTGATATTCACGTTCAATCGCCTTACTAATAAATCGTCCTGATCAGAGAGTAATGAACCCTCAACATATCGTTTGCGTAACATACGCTTAACATGAGCAATCTCCGCTAGCTGTTGCCGCGAAAATAAACAAGCAAAATGAGTTAACATTTGCTTATAAATTTGGTAATACGCCCAATGTCCGGATGTGTTGAGGGCATCCACAAACCTATCAATCTTGGTTCGTGTGCATTCCTTATAAATCTGGGCATAACCCTTAGCTATAAATTCTCGTACTTGAAAATCAACTGACTCCAAGTGTTCACCGTTGAACACTGCAGTTATATAATCCTTAACAGGCTTTTCATACCTTCGCCGAGCTGTCAACTCATTGAACATACGTTTGCCAATTTGCTTGCTACCAAACAAACCAGAATTAATTTCCATTGCTATGTGCGCTCCCAATTTGGCAGCCTCTTCACGCTGTGCTTTCTCATCCTTCTTAGCTCCAAATAATCTCTTAAGACCATGGGTTAAGTTATTGGCTGAATTGGAATACTCTGAAAAATCAGGCATATTAATTCCACCAAGCTTAAAATAAGCTGTACGATGGCGAGGTTTTGTTTTCCGCGTGTTGAAATGCATGTACGGGTTATTACGGGGGTTCTCCCTATAAGTGTGAAAATCCACTCTCACTCTATCATCTGGCTCGTTGTTCCCATTTACAACGCCAGCACTAAACTCAACATTACGACATTTCAATATTTCGAAATCATCGCGACACGCCCAATCCAGTGGCAAAGTACATTCCTCATCAGGAATTTGCCAAGGCATGTAATGGTCTACCAATTCTGAAGATAAATCCCTAAAATCAGTATATCCATCACTACCCTTCCACAAAGCATTACCATTATTTTGGATTACGACTTGGGCCTCTTTGTTATTAACTTGAGCATAATATCGTTTCGTCATTAATGCCAAATAGTACTGCTGAGTCTCTTGTAAGACTCTATAATTAGCTGTGCCATCAACTGAATTAGCCACTATTGCATTTAATAATGATTCAGTCATCTGGACGCCTCTAAATTGCTTTACATATTTAGAAAAAAACTGGTTGATAAACTAAGTATGA